AGCTTCATTCAAATCATCAACTTGACCTGTTGAGAAAGATTCATCCATGATGTGAGCGTCTTCTTCTTTTTTAATTAAAGCCTTTAAACATTCTTTGATGGTATAGAGCTGATCTAATGGCTGAAGTTGGCCCGTAAGGTTAAGGATATTTTCGATTGGAGCGTTTAGGTCTTCTTTTTTAGGAATTTTCCATTCATCAGTTGATGGTTTATCCAACCATATTCTTAGACCATTTTCGATTTTGAATCTACGAAGCCCTTGTCCAGAGCCATTCATAATTTGGTCATTCATAATCAAAAAGTTGAGAAGAGTTGTAGGTGTAAATATCAATCCACTTATGCCTGCATTTGTTACAGGTCATAGGTAGTTCAATAGAGAGTGCCTGTTCCTTGACCATTGGTTCGCCATAGGTCATATTGGGTGATTGGCACTTAAGGCAATAGCTAGTCATAGAGAGGTTTCCCATTCACTTTTCATTTCTTCAGCTTCTTCAATGTTCATGTCAAAAGCTTTCAGGCATTCATCTAATGTCATTTCGTTAGTGTAACGACTGCAAGTTTTAATCGAAGGCCAGATCTCCTGTATTTGTTTTTGGATCGAAGGATATTCACCGATAATGCAGAATAGTTTTGAGAGAGCTAATATGTCAGTGTAGTGACTTCTAAGAAAAGGCTCTGCTTTGTGGTTCGTGATGTCGTCCATAATAATTTCATTCATTACTTCTCTAATATAGTATTAGAATTAGATAGATGTCAAGTGTCAAAAAAGCCATTCATAAATACGCCAAAAAAGCCATTCATTATTTAGTCGAAAAAAGCCATTCATAGTTATTATTATTATTATTATCTTGCCGCTTCCTTTTTTTTATTATATATATTTATATATAATATTATATATAATACAGGACTAGAATAGGATGTAATAAATGATACAATAAAAATACAATCTACCTTCATTCTAGCATACTTAATAGAATAATACAATACAATTATAAATATATTAATAAATAGTAATATAAAATATACTTGGCAAAAATACCCTTAATACTTGGCAGCATCAATAATATAAGTATCTGATAAAGTGGATATTTTTTCCAGTCCCTTTACTAATTTTTCAAAACTTCTCATTGTAGACTCTTTTTTTTCTATATCGGTTTCACTTGAGTAATTGAATAAAGTGTTTTCAATTTCAATATTAATTCGATTGATAAGACTGGAATAGTTTATGTCTTGTATTGGTTCGGTTCCAAGCTCCTCGGCTTTGTTAGCTAATACCCTTGCCGCTTCTCTTGATATTTTATAACGTGCCTGTAAAATTAGTTGCGCCACTTGCTTAGTGCATCCTGAATCTAATAAATAACGCGCTTCGTGTATTCTCCTAGTATGTTCTTTCCTTGTGGATCGTGTAGACATTAACTTGATTTATTATCATTGATACTCTAATATAATACAGTATCTAATAATTATCAAGCTTATGTCTATGATTAAGAATGAGTTTATTAACTCACTAAATAACAATCAATCTATTGAAGGCATGAAACAACTAAACATCGAGGAACTTGATTTAATCAGTGTTTTAATCGGTACTTGTTTAGGCTTAGAACTTGCTAAACTAACACCTGATAATGAAAAAATAGTCCAGTTAAATAAACTTAACGGGACTATAATTTTAATGAAAACAGAATTACAATCTATAGAGTCTAATTAATAGACTCTATAGGTATATGCTAGAAATTCTTGATATTCTAATCCTAATAATTTATTGCACAAATTATAATCATTTAATTCTTGATATAAATTATCAGTATCTTTTTTGATTACACAGTATTGATATTTATCTATAGTTTTTAATGAATATTGTATTTGATTATCATCTAGCATATTTTTGCTATCAATATCTAGATAGAATATGATTCTATATTTTTTCATTTTTGATCTCTTTTGTATTTAGTAACTCTAATTTTTAATTTATCATCATTTTGAAAAGTTCGGATCCAATAAAAAAGCTCATCTAGATTATCAGCCCATTCTAAATATAGAATATCGCTTTCTTTTTTGCCTCGATTCTTAAAGGCTTCAATACTTGCATGTTTATATTTATCGGACCACTCTCTATGAATTGTATCTTGCTTGTTTTCATGGGCGATTAAGTTAGTTTCATAAAAGTCAGACATCTTTAAACCTCCATTAGTTGTTTTGTTTTTTTTGAATATCCAACAAATAAACCTTGTTTTTTTCTTTGTTGGATCGCTGCTCTTGCTTCTCCCTTTTGATTACCATGTACTAAGTGACAAAAAGTACCTTTAAAATCACTGTAAGCATGCCAATCATTATGATCAATCGGTTGACCGTTAGCATCATCAGGCATGTAAATTACTCTACATTTTTTATTAAATAAGCTTGCATATTCATCATATAAACCGCCTAAACTTGCCGTAACTCTTAAACCTTTACTAACTTTAAAACCTTCAAATAATGGTAATGACTTAGTATATAAATAAGTAATAATATTTTCACTTAATAAATAATTAGCTACGTTATTAATCGCAGTTAAATATTCAATATGAAAAATATCGCCCGATTCATGATAACGCCAGTACTCTGTCTTACTGGATCGATTAGCGTTAAAGCTATCTAATAAAAGTTTCTCTAAACTTCCATTTTTTGCTTTCATCGCTTTCATTATCAACCGATAATTTGCCCACCTTGCATCAAAAGTATTTTTATATTGCAACTCAGATAAAGCACTATAACAAAAAAATTTAGTGCTATCAAAAGTTTCTAATTGTCTCTTGCCGTCCTTTTGAATAACTTTAGTTTTGCATTCGTGAGCATATGGGCAAGAGTGACCACTAATCAGATTAGGGCCAATTGCAATATTAAGAGGAAGTTTGGCGCTTCCTCTTTTTATTCCTAGTAATGATTTATTTTTCATTTCTTTATATCTCCTTTTAAATATTTGATGGCTTTGGTGCTTTGGTTTAATAATTTAAATAATATTTTTTTGTCCTGTTTTAAACTCTTAACCCACGATTCTAAATACGCTGCTGAGTTTTGTAACTTATCAACTGTTGAGATCTTTAATTCATGAGTAAGATTAACTGCGGCTAACTCTGTAATCAATTCTTCGATACAGTATGATTTTTTATCTGTATTTGGTGCGGTTAAAGTTGGTCGGTTGATTCTCTTTTGATGTCCTGTTGAATGAATCAGTTCATGCAAGTAAGTTCCATAGAATCCACATTGACTAGTGAATTGTTCCTTATCAGGCATCGTGACAGTATCAGATAAAGGACTGTAAAAAGCAGAATCACCACCAAAAAAGACATCTATTGATTCTCTTTTGATATAAGAATTTATTAGCTTTTCTGTTGGCTTGTGATCCTTAAAGTTTTGAACTGTTGCCCCTGGTGCAGATACAAACTTATCTAATATTTTTTGTTTTTGGTCTGAATCCTCGAATTGATCAATATTAAAAACACAAGCCGTTTTAAAGCTAGTCCACTTGTTTTGCACTGGATCACCTAAAGCATCTAATATTGGCTTTTTTGTTTCAGGGTCTAATTTATCTTCACTATGTAAAATTGGCATTAGGATTCTTGCCGATTTACTGCCTTTTTTTAATTTAAGTTTTAAAGCTTTACCCTGACCGAATCCGCAGTAAATACTGTGAGGATATCCTCCTAGTATTTGATGCATCATAAGTAAAACAACATTAGAACCGTTATATTCTGCCGAAGTCTGACAGTTGATTAATTTGCCTTTTGTTGTAGTGTTCCAGTCTTTTTTGAAAGTGTTACCCTTCTCAAAAAATTCGATTAACTGATTTGTCAAGATCTCCTCGGCGGAGATCTTAATTGTCTTTTCTTTTGTTGTGGTGCGTTGTTTAGTAGGCATTGTTTTAATTTTTAATTGTTAAAGTGGTTAAATCATCATCAAGATCGAAAGCATCTTTTAAAAGATCTTTTTTTGTTTGCTTTACTTCTCTTTCGTATAACTTGACTAACTCGTCATGATAAACACTTGCATAGTGAATACCATTTAACTCCTCAACTAATAGCTCTTTATCGGTATCAGATAAAGTATGGAACCAAACCCTATTTTGATATGCATTCTCTTTTAGCGTTGTGTTCCAATGCTCAACAGTTTTTTTTGTTGGGATAACTGGAATAATTTCTGAATAAGTCATAAATCCTCTTTTTTGATAATTGCTAGTTTGAATTGTGGTTTACCATCAAATAGTTTTGTTCTTGAATAGGTGAATAAATAGCCACTAGGTAAAGAACATAACCACTTGTTTAGTTTTGGATCGTCAGATAAACAGTTCATTTTTTACCTCGTAAAGTTTAGATAGTTTTTGTTCTGCTTCTTTAAAACTTTTTTTTATTTGATCCTCTTTTAATTCTCCAATAAAATATGCAACAAGTTCTTGGGCATCTAATCTCTTTTGCTCATTTGGTGCGGTTGCAACAAGTAACAAGCTTTGTGTTAATGCCACTTGCTTACTTGGAATCTTTTCTGACTTGGTTGCTTTTATGTATGTCATTACTTAGTCCTCGCTAGGTAATCACAAGCTGATTGAATACCATTATCACAATGTAACCTAGTAGATTTTTCTAAGCTGCTGCTGATAGCGGAGAAACTTAGAAAACCTAAGGCTACATAGGCTAGGAAGTAATAGAAAAGTTTTGGCATTTGGTCGCTAGCTTGAAAGCTAGGAGATAGTTTTTAGGTTTCTATAGTTCACTAGCTGTTAAAATGTTTTTGATGTTGGCTTTAGTCTGCTACTTGTGAGAGAAACCAAAGCGAAAGCCAAAAAAGAGTAACTAACTAATGTTTACTATGTAAACATTATAATCTAATACTCTAATAAAGTAAATAAATAAACTTAAAACTAATTAATAATATTTTCAGTGACGCAAAAATTTTTTTTGTTTATTTTTTGTGCGGGAACTCGTCTCCGAATAGTAGACAATATTAGAATACTATTCTATTGTCTACAACTAGTAGTAGTAGACGTATGGGGCAGGGTTGGCAATTTTTAGTAGACGTATCAGGGCTCCCGTAACTTAAAATATTATCCGAAACCAAGTCTTATTTCACATCAATAGAATACTATTCTTTATCTTCAATTTTAATCTTGAGTTCAGGTGCATTAATATTGATATTTTCAACAGATTCGCCAACAACCTTGCCTAATGAGTCAAGGATTTGAGCAGCAGTTTGAAGTTGACCTTTTTTAACTGCCCGATGGAAGAGGTTAATTCTTAAATGTTGAATACGGGGAATATAGTCTTTTTTATCAAATTCCCAATCTTCGTTACACCATTTTGAAACTGCCTTCCAATCCTGCCAAGCAGTATTTTCAGAAACTTGTTCTTTATGAGCATGATCCAAAACAAGTTGCCTCACAGGTAAACCTTCCAACTGCCTCTTATAAAGTCGTTGAATCCTTTGTTGCTTCAGAATCGGACTTCTTTTACCTGACTTCCCCAATGTTTCTGGATCGGGAACAATGTAACCGTCGTAATAAGAGGGGTCAAATCTAGCTGCCGAATCGCTCACAGTTAATCACGGAAAAACTATTGATAATAAGATAATACCTTTTAATGAGGAAAACAGTTAGTCGTAGAGGGGGTATAGTGCAAAAAAAAGGTATTAGTATTAGGGTATGGCTGTTAAAAACAAGCAAGAATTAGGATTAAGGTGGGCGCAGGGTCAAGTATTTAGTAGTAACAAAAGATTCAGGGTATTAGTTGCTGGGCGAAGATTTGGGAAATCATATTTAAGTTGTATAGAGTTAATTAAGGCAGCAATTGAGAGGAAGGGGGAGACATACTTTTATTGTGCGCCAACATATAGGATGGCGAAAGATATAGCATGGAAGACCTTAAAACGCTTAGTACCACAGGTATGGATCAAGTCTAAAAACGAGTCAGATTTAAAGATCGAATTAATAAATGACTCAGTAATTGAACTAAAAGGAACTGAAAATGCGATGGCTTTAAGGGGTCGGAGTTTAGCAGGAGTTGTATTAGATGAAGCTGCATTTATGGATCCAGAAGTATGGTTTGAAGTAATAAGACCTGCTTTAGCTGATAAACAAGGGTGGGCATTATTCATTTCAACACCAGATGGGACAGCAAGTTGGTTTTATGATTTGTGGTGTTATTGCAAAGAAGATCCGACTGAAGAGTGGAAAAGGTGGTGTTTTACAACAATTGAGGGGGGTAACGTACCAAAACATGAAATTGAAGCAGCGAGGGCGCAACTAGATGAGAGAACATTTAGGCAAGAATTTGAAGCCAGCTTTGAAAATTTAAGTGGATTAGTGGCTATTAGTTTTGGGGATGAAAATATTTCTGAAAATGCGAAAGATATAACGGTATCGCCCATACTTTTAGGGGTGGATTTTAACGTAGATCCAATGTCAGGAATATGTGCCGTTAAAGATTCGGATACACTTTATGTTTTTGACGAAATCATGCTCACAGGTGGGGCAACCACATGGGACTTTGCAGAAGAAGTCGTACGCAGATATGGGGTAGATAGAAGAGTAATAGCATGTCCTGACCCTACAGGTGGAGCGAGGAAGACTGCTGGAGTTGGTGCGACAGATCATAGTATTTTGCGGAGGAGTGGATTTAATGTTTCAAGTCCGAGAGCACCGTGGAAGATAAGGGATAAGATTACTGCTGTTAATACGGCTTTATTAGATGCAAATGGGGATAGGAGAACGATTATTCACCCAAGATGTAAACAGTTAATTAAGTCTTTAAGGACGTTGACTTATGCACCGAATACAGGATTACCTAATAAAAACCTTGGTGTTGATCATGCTTTTGATGCTTTCGGTTATTTATGTTTACAACAGTTCAATTTGGCAAAACCTGAAACTTTAGGGCAGACTGGGTACAGAATTTACTAAGGGAATGAAGAAGTCTGCTGGGACTAAAAGATGTGAAGGGTATTTAGCTAAAGTTCGAGGAGGAAAAAAGAAGACTTCTGCTAAAAAAAGCAAGTCTAAAAAATAAGATGACAGTGAAACCAGAGGAATAGAGCTTAGAATAGAGATACTGTTGTATTCGTTAACAAGTTAGATGACGTATAGCGTACCAGGACCAATTCGTACCAATATTGTAAGTTCTACATTTGTAGGTGGAGGAGATAGTCCATTTACGAGAACGAGAGCTGTGATGGACATGGTTAGGGGATGGGAAATTATGAAGGCGGTTAGTCAGGGAACGGAATATTTAAGAGCAAATTCTGAAGCTTTTTTACCATTAGAGCCGAGGGAAGATTATGAAGCGTATTTATCTAGAGTAAATCGAGCAGTATTTTCGCCTTACACACAACGATTAATTAGAGCTGCGACAGGATTGATATTGAGGAAACCAATTACTGTTGTTGGTGATCCATATTGGACTGATATTTTTGTTAAAGATGTTGATGGATGTGGATCGGACTTAGATGAGTATGCGAGGAGGTTATTAATTTGTGCTTTGACTTATGGCCATAGTCATAGTTTGGTAGATTTTCCTGCACCTACGGGAGCGAAGAGTTTAGCGGAGGAAAGGGAGCAAAATCGAAGA